ATGCTCTTAGTCCATGACCACCATCACGCAATGGATTAAATAGTTGTGATAATATTAATGTATCTAATACCTGTGAAGGTTTAATATTTGTACCTAATAATCTATTTAATACAGGAGCATCAAATGATAAACCATTATGCATAATATATTGTTCAATATTTTTAGACCAACTTTTAAATACATGCATATTACTTGGGTCAAATACTGTTGATACATTTGTTTCAATATTTTTTGCAACAATACAATTAATTACTGAAGCATCTATTTGGTCTGTTTCTATATCAAGTACGACTTTCATTTTCAACCTCTCCACACCAACTACATGCTTCTCCTTTACCTATTGCCATTTCACTTTCTTCTACTTTACAATAATGATTCCACATCTCTGGTTCATCTTCTTTTTTATCTTTTGGTAAGTATACCATATGAAAAGCACCACAGTTAGGACAGGATAAATTTGTTTCCATACAATAATCCTCGTCTTCATGGTCAATATCATGGTCTCCTCCCCATATTAATTCTGTATCACAATGCCAACATTTCATTAGAATGGTACCTCCTCTTTATTATCTTCTGCATTATAGTCTACTTCATAAGGATTGTCAATCTCTTTCATGCGACCTGTCTCTTTATCATAATGTAAATGTGTAGCTATACCTGTATCTCCTGTATATCTATTCTTTAATATTCTTAGTGTTGTTGTGTTAGACTTTACTTCATCAGTATCTTGTTGATTTCTTTCTAATCCAATCACACCATCAGATAGATGAGCAATACTTGCACTACCACGTAAGTGTGAAAGTGTAATCTCTTTACCATCTTCATGACCTCTATCTCCTGCAGGTCTACGTAAATGTGATACTAATAACATACCAATACCTGTTTGTTCTACAAGACTTCTAAGCTTAGTCATTAATACATCAATAGATTTTCTCTCATCTCCTTCATCTTGTCCAGATACAAGGATAGATAAATGGTCTATAAAAATCCATTTACATTCTAATGCTTGTGCCATGTATCTTACTCGTGATAATATCTCATCATTATCTATAGAACCAAAATGGTCAAAAGCATGAAACCTATCTGTTCCAATAGTTTTATCAAACCATTCTAAGATTTGTTCTTCACTATAATTTTTACGAACTTCATTAATATATAATCTAGCATTAGCTTCTACTGACATAATATTAAATACTGTATTCTTTGTATTCTCTTCTAATGCTAATATACCTATGTTGTGATTTGTATTTTTGAGTAAGTGATGCATCATCTCTCTCATGATAGAAGACTTACCCATACCTGCACCAGATGTAAATGTAATTAACTCACCTGTTCTCATACCATAAGTCTTATCATTTAACTTATGCCAGGGATAAGGAACTGTCTCACAATAATCTTCTTCAAATAACTTTGAACGTAAGCTACTAAGATTTACAATACCTGCAGGTGTATAAGATTGTGCGTTCCACCATGCTTGTGAGAACTTTTCTCTCTTACCCATCTTTAGATACTCATTAGCATCTTTAAATTCCATATTCATAATCTTACATTTGTTTGGACTAAACAACTGTGCTACTTTTTCACTAGCTTCTTTACCTTGTTTATCCATATCAAATGATATAACTATATTTTGAAAGCTATCTAAATATTCAAATGCTTTTTTACAATCACGTACAGCAGAACCTGCACCTGTTTTAATAGAAACACATGCCCATTTACTACCTAATAATTCATAGGCAGACATAGCATCTACTTCTCCTTCAGTAATAGTTATATACTTACCACCACCTGTAAACAAATTTTGTCCAAACAAAGTAGCTTCAGTTATGTTTCCCTCTACCCACATATTCTTAGTGGCAACATCTCTTACTTTGTTTCCTATGTTTGCTCCACTCTCATTATAGTATTTATAAATGTGGTGCGTATTCATATTACCATTTACTTTTACACTTGTATTATATTTTTGTGCAGTTTCTTTGTTAATATTTCTTTCTGTTAATGCACCTAATGTACCTACAGTTTTAATAGCACTCTCTGTAGGCATAGGCACTACTTTTTCTTGTTGCATATTTTCTCCAAATCTAGTGTTACAGGAAAAACAATAACTGTAACCTTCAGAATGTTTAACATTCCCATCACTTGACCCACACTTAGGACAAGCACCCCTGTCTAGCCATTTTTTCTCCATAATTCCCCTATCTTATATTATAAAATGTATTTAGTCAATATCAAAAGAACTATTATATAATCTTTTGTATGCACCCATATCAGATTCTGCTCTTTCTTCTATGTCTTTTTTAGCTAACTCCATAGCTTCAAAAGGTTCGTAACCTTCTTCTAGATATTCATAGTATCTTTCTTTAACTAACTCTTTCATTTCTTGTCTTAATAAATTCATCTTCTTTTCTCTTATAACGAAATTAAATAAAATAAAAAACTAACAAATAAAATTATAGGGAAAATATTATTTATCCATAGACTTTTCTTCTTAGTTTTTTCAAACCACTTACCTGTGACTTTTAATCTTCTTTCTCTGTTTTTATTCATCTTTAATATAACCTGCATCTGGATTATACAATCCTTTATCAGGTTTATTTTTATCTATTTCTTCTTGTAATTGTTTGATTCTTACGTAAGCATTACGAAGCTGCTCTTGTAAATCTCTAACATTTTTTTTTAATATTTCTATTTCATTCATTGAACTGCCATTATTTGAACCCAGTCATCTACAAAGGGTGTTAATAATATTCCTTTCTCATCATAAAGTTCTTGCATAAAAACTTTAGCTTCTTTTTTATCTTTAAAATACATAACATTACCATCTTCCTCTTCTAGAATATCAGGTAATTCTATGTTATTAGGGTAAGGTAAAGCTAAAACATACATATCTTTTCTCATATTATTTTTATTATACATTAGATTTTTCATCTAGTCAATACCCAACATAAGGTACAATAAAACATAGAAAATACCACACTAAAATACCTGCAAGTATTTGCATCATCTCTTTATTTATGTTTATCATTTTTAACTCTCCTCTCTAAGTTCCTGTTTTGTTTATGTAATTCGTATTTAACTTTGTTATCTCTAAGCATATCAAACAAACTATTTAATATAGTTTTTTTAGAAGGTCTTTTACTAAAGTGTAACTCTATTACTACTTTATATTTACTCATCTTTATCTCCAGAAATAGCACCTACTAATGGTATTATCTTTGCAGTAGGTTTTGTTTCTTCTACTAGCTTTATGTCTGGTTTAAAACTTATTTCTTCTCCATAGAAATAATCTTCTAATTCATCACACCCACCTATATGTAAAAATACTTGTGGAACAGTTGTATATCCTGAATCTCTAAATCTTTTTATTTTTTCAGGTGTGTCTAATAATCTTTCTTGTACGTGAGCATTTTCATTATCTAATATTTTTTTTGCATCATTACAAGGTTTACAGTTNTTTTGTGTGTATATAATATATTTAATCATCTAATAAATCCTCCTCTCCTTCTTCCATTTGATACTGTGCATCATCTCCAAACTCAGTACCTTCAAAGGTAGCTTTACCATCTTCATCTTCATAAGTTTCTCCTTCTTTCATCTCTACTGACCAAGCTATTTCTTGCACATCTTGATAGGTAAGTTTCTTATTAGATTCTACCTTGTAGTATCTAGTGTCTACTGTCTGCTCACTAAATCTATATGTGTATTTATATTCTTTACTCATCATCTTTCTCCACCTTGCTTGGGTCATATGCCTCTGGGTCTGTATGGCATACATAATCACTATGCCAGAATTGTGTGTACTTACCTTCGTCTGCTCCATGTTCTCCTATGCCACCTTTTTTCTTTAAATCAAAATGATTAATAGTGGTATGAAAAGCATCTTGTAATCTTAATATATCTCCTAGATGTATATACTCCCATGCACCTTCGTTGATTGTATCATCTATCTGCTTTAGTTTATTAATTAAGTTTAATGTTATTGTATCTATCTTTGGTTTACTTTTTGTTGTCATAATATTTCTCCTCTATATCTTTTAGTCTTTTGATATACTCTATAATCTCTTTATGTGTGTATCTCTCTAGACCATCTTCCCCTATTAGTTCTCT